CAAATGCAGTCAATTGTTAACGAAGAAAAAACTTTCGCTAAAACAGATAACTCATTCGTACCTTGGGGAGCATTTACTGACATCGTAAAGATTGTTAAGTCGAATATGTTTTACCCTACATACATCAGTGGTCTTTCAGGGAATGGAAAGACTTTCATGGTTGAACAAGCTTGCGCTAAAGTAGGCAAAGAATTCATAAGAGTTCAAATCAATCCTGAAACTGATGAAGATGACTTATTGGGTGGATTCAGACTTATTAATGGAGAAACCGTATTTTCGAAAGGACCAGTTCTTAAAGCTATGGAAAATGGCGCAATCCTTTTACTTGATGAGATTGATAGAGCTACAAATAAAATTATGTGCTTACAAGGAATCCTTGAAGGTAAACCAGTACTTGTTAAAAAGACTGGAGAAATTGTTGAGCCTGCTAATGGATTTAATGTTATAGCAACTGCAAATACAAAAGGTAAAGGTTCAGAAGATGGAAGGTTCACAGCAGCCTCAATCATCGATGATGCTTTCCTTGAAAGGTTTACAATATCAGTTGACCAACAGTTCCCATCTCTTAACATAGAGAAAAAGATTGTATTCAAACACATGGAGAAATTCAATTGTATGGATGAAGACTTTGCTGAAAAGCTAGTCCTTTGGGCTGATATTATCAGAAAAACATTTTATGATGATGGTGTCGATGAAGTTATTTCAACAAGAAGGCTATGTCATATTATTCAAACATTCTCAATCTTTGAGAAAAGAGACAAAGCAATTGACTTATGTATCTCAAGGTTTGACTCTGATACTAAAGAAGCTTTCCTTGATCTTTATACAAAGGTTGACGCTGATGAGATTGTAACGCCTGAAGATTCAGAAGATGAGGTAGTCTAATGACACCACAAATTTTACTCGATATGGCTCAATTTTTAAAAGAGTCTCCTATTGACATTGCTGATAGTGTAGAAGGTGAAGGCCGTGGAGGTTCACTCATTGACGAAGGTACTGTCAAACGTATTCTCAAGGAAAAATTTCCAGGTCGAATCAAAGATATGCTAGCACGTCGATTCGCTGATATCATAGTTATTGATGATATAATAGGAGAAATGCCTGTAAATATTAAGACATCTATTGGTGGTATTGATAATGGTACTTCCAAGCTTGGGTTTCTTTTTTCTTTTACTGATATATCTTATGATGAACTACCAAGAAGCATTAATAATAAAAAGTTTATGGAATTAATCAAAGACCACAGAGCTGATATTCCAACGAAAGACTATTGGTATCTTTGCATTGATAAGAAAAATCCAAGTAATGTATTAGTTCGTGGATGTAAACAAATTTCTAATTGGGTTGAAAATGCGAACCCAGCAAACCTGCTTCAAATTAACTGGAAAAAAGAAAAAAATAGCAATCCAGTTATGCGCACATATGATGAAGCTTATGATGTAATTATTAATGGTATTGGTCGATGTTATAAAAAGTTTAATGATAATCAACCAAAAGAATGGAAGATATAATGTTTAGTAAAAAGAAAGAAACAATAGACTATAAGTTTAACGAAGGAGCTCTTATTGAAGAGCTCCAGAATTATATTGACAAAACCTATGGTGGTCATTATTCAAAGAATCAGTTTCAATCAACTGAATTCATAATTGATTGTGGTCATGGCATGGGTTTTGCATTAGGAAACGTACTTAAGTACGCGCAAAGGTATGGTAAAAAAGAAGGTCATAACAGAGCAGACCTTCTTAAAATTTTACATTATACTATAATCGCTCTGAATTGCCATGACAAAAATGAAAAATAATCGTTTACTTTTCATTGAAAGTATGGTATAATAGTTATATTATGGAGAAAATATGAACTTATCAAATGACACCTTGAATGTGTTAAAAAACTTCGCAACAATAAATCCAAATATTGTATTCAAACCAGGACAAAAGCTGAAGACTATTTCAGAGTCTAAAACTATTCTAGCATCAGCTGAAATAGTAGAAGACTTTCCTAAAGAGTTCGGAGTCTATGACTTAAACGAATTCTTATCAGTCTTAAGCCTTATTGATACTCCTAATTTAGAGTTTGAAGATAAAGCAGTATTGATTACAGGCAGTGGACAAAAGATAAGATATTTCTTTTCTGAAAGCGATATCCTAACCACTCCTCAAAAAGATATTCAGATGCCAGAACCAGAAGTTGGAGTTAATATCGAAGAAGATAAACTAAATCAGATTCGTAAAGCTGCTGCTGTTCTTGGTCATACTGAACTAGCAATCACAGGTAATTCTGGAGTTATTACAGCCTCTGTACTCGATACAAGAGACTCGACTTCAAACTTATTTGAGATTGAACTAGATAAAGACAACTCATGTAAAAATGAGTTTAACTTCGTGGTAAGTATACCCAACTTGAAATTGCTACCAGGCGATTACTTTGTAAGCATAAGCTCAAAGCTAATCTCTAACTGGACTAATAGTAATTATCCTGTTGATTATTTTATCGCTCTTGAGAAAAACTCAAGCTACAATGTATAAATATATTGTAGGAATGGAAGATGCCGCATGGGGCGGGTCTTCTTATTTTCGTAACTATGCATAGGAGAAAATTATGTCAGAAGAAGTGAATAACGAAACGGCTGAAACAACTGAAGAAGCAGTTCAATTGTCTTTACAAGACATCGCGACAATGGTACAAATAATTGATATTTGTTCTAAAAGAGGTGGATTTGAAGGCCCTGAGCTTGAAGCAGTTGGCGGTCTAAGAAACAGAACAGTTAAGTTTCTTAACGCAGCTTCTAAAAACGGTGAAACACCAGAAGGTCAAGTACCTGAAGTTGTTGATACACCTGCTGAAGATTCAGTCGAAGGTTAATACACGAGGGGTGAAAGTCCCCTCAAATTTAATTATAGGATATATTATGAACAACAATGAAAAAGCCAAACTGCTCGAGGCTTTACAAAAAGGGCAAGTCACAGTCACATTTAAAAAAATAGATACAGGCGAAATAAGAGTTATGCCTTGTACTCTAAATCCAGATATGCTAAAAGCAAATGGAATTAAAACAGAAATCAATTATACAGCTAACTCAATGGAGGCATTTCCAGTTTGGTCATTAGACAAAAACGCATGGAGGTCTTTTAGGTTAGATACTGTAGAAGGTTGGGAGGTACTATAATGGAAGAGTTCCTATGGGTAGAAAAATATCGCCCAAGAAAAGTAGAGGAATGTGTACTATCACTAGACCTTAAAAAGATATTTCAAAATGTTTTAGACAAAGGCGAACTTCAAAATATGATGTTCACTGGTACTGCTGGTACAGGAAAGACCACAGTAGCCAGAGCACTTTGCAATGAGTTAGACTTAGATTATATAATCATTAATGGTTCAGAAGAATCAGGTATTGATACTCTAAGAAACAAAATCAAACAATTCGCTTCGTCCGTTTCCTTATCAGGCGGCCTCAAAGTCGTCATCTTGGACGAAGCGGATTACCTTAATCCACAATCAACTCAACCAGCTTTGCGTGGATTTATCGAAGAGTTTTCAGCAAACTGTAGATTTATACTTACTTGTAATTTCAAGAATCGTATAATAGAACCATTACATTCAAGAACCAGCGTTATCGAATTTGCGATGCCAAAGAAAGAGAAAGAAGCTCTTGCTGGTCAGTTTATGCAAAGGGTTCAACAAATCTTATCTGTAGAAAGTATCAACTCAGAACCAGCAGTTATTGCTGAACTGATAATGAAATACTTTCCAGATTTCAGAAGAACACTTAATGAGCTACAACGATACTCAAACTTTGGTAAAATCGATAGTGGTATATTAGTTGGACATAAAGATGTCGCAATAGCAGATTTGATGGAGCATCTTAAACTTAAAAACTTTAAACTCATGAGACAATGGGTAGCTGATAATATCGACGTAGAACCAGCTTCAATGTTTCGTAAAGTATACGATAACATGAATGAATACGTAGAGCCTCAATCAATACCGCAATTGGTACTTATTCTGGCTGATTATCAATATAAAAACAGTTTTGTTGCAGACCATGAATTGAATATGGTTGCATGTTTAACTGAAGTAATGGCAGGAGTAAAATTTAAATGAAGACATTTAACAACATACCATTTGGTGGTAAAATAATAGAAGAAGAAACAACACTAAATAAGTGGGATATAGTAATAGTACATTATGAAGGATTTACAGAAAAGAAGTATAGAGCTGTAAAGTATAATGACCAAAAGGTTATCATATCCGAAAGAACTTTTAATACAAAAGAAATGGCAGAAGCTTATATTGCACAACAATCATGAGTCCATTCGATTACTTAAAAGCAATTAATGAAACCAAGAAAGATATCATGGTTGATGACATTGCTGAGAAAGAATACAATCCTTTCATTATAAATCGTGGTCTTTCTTTTTTTAAAGACACTGTATTGTATGCTAATGAAATGAATAAACATCATCACCTAGACCATCGCGTTCAGTTCGATTTTCTTATAAATATAATTAGAAAGAAGAAAAGATGGTCTAAGTGGATTAAGGCCAGTGATATTGACCATCTAGAACTCATCAAAGAAAATTATGGGTATAGTGACGAAAAGGCTAAATCTGCATTATCATTAATGAGTAATGAAAATATTGAACAATTGAAACAAAGGATTTATAAAGGTGGAAAATAATAACATACAAATTACAGATTGGACTCCTAACTCTATGTTAGAAGTCTC